GAAGAAACTGCTGCTCCATTAAATTACCATATTGCCTATCATATTCATCAGGCTTTAACTGGGCGAAAAAAGCTTTCAGATATCGGTAGTTCCGCCTTAAACTCGTGATCACAACTTGGACAAGTGATGATAACGGTAGTGTCTATACCGGGTGAATGCTCTCTTACCCATTCTCGTATGGTCGACGTGTCTGTAGAGTGAAGTTTTTGTACAAAAGAACGAATTGCAATCTGATCTGTGATGCCCATCACACTAGTGATCATTTTTTCTAGATTTTCTGTGATTGATTCATCTAGATTATTACCGTCTAGCTTTTGCTTGTTTCGCTGTGAAGGTAATATACTTCCGGATCTAACTGAATTACCAGGTTTAGAATAAGCTTGTTTTCTAAATTTTCTTTGCGAAAGAATTTCATTAGCATCAGAAGCTCGTAAAAATCTAACGCCAACAAATACTTCTCTGTTAGTGACTTTAGACATGTAAGGCAGTACGACCTTAAATGGTTCTCTGCCCACCGATGCGTCAGCCCAAGTTATAGTATTAGCTAAATCATTTAAGTCATACTTATGAGTAGTTGAAGTATCACAATTAGGGCAGCTAATCATAAATTCATAAAGGTTACCATGTGTTATGCCTCTAAGAAAGTAAAGCAAAAAGACCCTATCGCCGAGCAATAGATCTGCGGGGTCAAAGCCGTCAGGGAACTTACAGCATTCTCTAAATAGATAATCGATTGACTGGCCGCTCTGGGCCAAGCGCTGGGTAGCTAAGACCTTTTCTGCAGTCTGCCCCATGGCCTTTACCATCACTACACCATCTGGCCAGTTATAATAGATCCCTTTGCTCGGTAAAGTACATTCTTCCCAAGGGATCAACTTGTCTTCTGGTAATGCTATTAATTGCCGTAAAAATTCTTCATTACTGCCGCCGCCGAGTAAGTTTTGAAGGTCAGGATTATGGGCCTCCATCTTTACGTCCTGCTGGTCTTCTTTTTCGGGTCTTTGTTTATTCTTAGCGCCGCCGCTTAGTGGAATATCCTCTTCTTGTGCCATATCAATTTCCTAAAATAAGATGGTATTATTTTCTCTGTTATATATACAATTTAGAATGGTCTAGTTAATCTTCAGCGTAAAGCGCCCAATCGTATGATACAGTGGCTTCGACCACTTTTATATCACTGCTGGTATAAGTTAAGTCTCCAAATTTTATGGCTTTTGGCCAGCTCTGATTTAGAGTATAAGTTTGACGTGAAGAATTAGACGGCGTATAAACTAAAATTTTGGTTTCTTTTTTATACGAAGACGCAAGGGCCATCCCTCTATTCATTGTAAAAACTGAATTCATCCATGTTTTCATGATATTTAATAAACCAGAGTTATCATACCATGTAACAGAAATATCGTCCCAATTTACCTTTTTAGCGAACTTATATTCTACACTCGATCCTAAAACCTTTTCTTCTTCTACTGTAAAAGTTGGTAATTTACAATCTTTCAATGCTAATAAAGATTTGGCAGGCTGCTGATTTTTAACGAAAGTCCCTAAGATATTAGATACATCCCAGAAAAAGTTTGTATAATACTCATCTGTGACTGTATTTAACTTAAAGTTAGGATCTCTACCTTCTTTGGTATCGCCAATTATAAATCCTGGCAAATTGTTTTCTCCTATACAATACAATTACTTACGTCTAAACGTCAGTATAAGCTGGATTTTTGGTTTCTTTGACATCAAGATAGCGCAAAGTGACAGAGACATTGCCGATCGAATCAGCTTCATAATCTAAATTAGATGGTGTTACATTCAAAGGAAAACAATGAAAAAGCTCGTAGATGTGCAAGAATTGCCCTTTTCCGTCTAGTAGCGCTAGTTTCGCATTGAACGAATAATCTACAAATTTAGAGTAAAGGCCCTGCTCGGTCTTAAATACTAATTTCCTCATCCATTCATAAATTCTAACCGCAGGGCCATCGGCCCAAGACAACGGTCCGACTATTTCGTGGAAATCTAATTTTATAGGATTATGCTTAAATTTGCCTGGTCTATAGATGGTCCGAGGCCCATTATGGATAGATATTTCATCAAAATCCATCGTAGGCCGGTCGCACTTTTTTAAATATATTAAGAGATTTCCTGGAGCGTCGGACGATATTTTACCGTTGAAATTTTGACCGTCTAGAGCTGGTAACAGCTCGAATAGCCAACGGTAATTTCTAGCTGTCTCCATTAAATGGTGAGGAGTACGCGCCTCCGCATACTTCTCACCAGATTTGTTAATACTATCTATATTACACTTCGACTTATCAGTCGGAATATAAAAGCCTGGCATAATTTATACGCCTTTTTAGCTAGGCTGAGCGCATGTTGTTCCCAAAGGACCAGGTAGCGTTGGGTTAGAACACTCTCTGATGGCTCGGTCGTATCTCATAGTAGCATCGCAAGTCAAGATGGCATCGCCAGTATAGTCTAATTCTTGCCAATTAAAATTGGTTGGCCAAGTACCATACATGTCCCATCTTTCATTGGTCGTGCCAGCTCCGTCGACTAATTTAAGCGTTGCTTGTTTCTTGTAATTCTTTGGATGGTTAACACCGATTGTGTCTAAACGGCACACGGATTCAAGCCAAATATACAAGCCTTGTGAAATATTAGGATCTTGTTCAACATCATACCATGTTAAAGTACAAGCTTCCCATTCTTGCTTGCCAGCATAGTATGCTTTTTCTTGTTGGTGTTGCATATCAAGCTCAGAAAACTTAAAGGTAGGCCTTTTAGCTTTTTGAAGCACCAATAGCTCTTTCGCAGTCCAAGTACCATTACCTGCACCTCTGCCGATGGTTTCGAAATACCATCGGTAGGTTCTTCTGGTTTCCATAATGTTGGTAGGTGCGTTGGCGCCGAAGCCTGGCATCCCGCCTTTATTATTAATATTAAATCCTGGCATTTTAATGTTCTCCTTTTGAGTGTTTTTAAACAGTTACTAGGCCAGCTGCGGCTAAAGATTCTTCAGCTGCGAAAGAAGCACCGGTTTTTAATACCGCCATGTTTAAGACTATAAATTCTACAGTCTTGGTTGGTTGTAAAAACACCGAGACCCACAATTCATTCCTGTCTATCCTTTCAGGAGTGTTGTTAGAAGCATCAACAACCACTTTATAGCCAGAAAGACCCCTTCTAGAGGCAATTTCAGAAAGGAAAGGATTCACAACATTATAAACCTGTGACCAAAGAGTGCGGTCATTAGGTTCAAAGATGAAATTCCTCAAGATAGTGGTTAAATTCTTTTTAATATAAATCATTAACATCCTAACATTAACTCTATCGAGAGCAGTAGGTGAACGTTGTAACGTTCGCTGGCCCCAGACTACTATGCCATCTTGAGCGAAGCTAACGATAGGGTTTACGCTATTGCCAGATCCGTACAACAGATCTCTTTCTGATTGGGTAGGGTTATATTCAACAGCAAGAGCCGTCTGGATCCTACCACGTCGAAGACCGGCTGGTGCAAACCAAACTTCCGTGTTCTGTGCGGTTCGCGAGAAAATAGCCGCAACATGGCCAGAAGGTGGTACCCATCGTTCTTCAGCGCTGAATTGGTCAAAGATCTTCAACCAGCTCCAATACAAAGCGCCGTACGAGCTATTGATAGCACGATCAAGATCATCATAAAGAAGACCGTTATGCCAATCAATAGCTTGTTGTGGTCTAAGACCGATTGGAGGATCGACCAAAAACAGAACATCGCCACGATTCTCGCAAAGTTGCAAAGCAGATCCTATTACAGCACCAGAACTAAATCCTGGAATAGCAAGCAACGTAATGTCAAAAGCTTCGGGGTTTTGAAAAGCATATAGTCCTGAGCTTGTGGCTGGGTTACCAATCACCGCAGCATCAAGATAGGTAGCTGAATCTGCTGGATCTGTCGGAATGCCGTTAGCCATGCCTCTGAATTGCTTGTTGCTAAACGATGCTGGAAACCGATCTTCGCCAACGCCGATATAGGAAGGTCTTTCGATCCAATTAATAATACCATTACCATTGGTACCACCGATCGATGAACCAGGGTTTATAATATTTGCGATATAACGCGCATCAGTCGGATCAAATGACACATCAGCTATTGAATCAACAGCAAAACCTGAAGAATCTTTAACAGTAATGACATATTTCTGACTAGTTGCCGCATTATTGGTGTTAACAAGTTGCACACTTACCGTGTAGCCAGTATACGTGTCTTTGACAGCATCGTATTTTCCAACCCATGTGCCAGCAGAAGTACCAACAAACCAACCAACGATGCTTTGGTAATATGCAGAATCTTGTGCGCATTCGTCAGACGCTGGGTCAGTTACACATGATAATGGTATTGATGGATCATCACTTTCAACAGGCATTAGAACACGTTCATCTGAAAATCCGCGGTAAGCGCCGCCATAAGGATAAAGGAGACCAACTTCTTCAGTGAAGCGCAAGGTCTTAATATTAGTAAAATTAGCAAGCAAGAATAATGAATCTAGTTCGTTATTTGGCGTTGTGGCAATAACTATCACCATGCCGGACGAATTAGGAACATTGATCGCAAATGCTTCATAGTAATCTATACCGCCAACACTACCGAAAGTGTTTAATTGACCAGCTAAATTATCAGCTGTTTGCCCCAAACCAGATACTATGTTAGCTGTAATAGTAAAACTAGAAGCAGCAGAAACTACTTTCAATACCAATTGGTTATTGTCTGTAGTAATATCATAAGGATCAGTCTTGGTTGAAATCACTCGTGCTCGGGGTATATCATATTGATATAATGAAACTCCGAGCGTTAAGGCCCAAGCCTCACCATTGACTATTTGGACCCTGTCGCCATTAGCCGAAGACCTGA